GCCAGTAACGGAAACGTTATCAAAAATGAAATTTGATCCGGCCGATCCGCCGTAAGCTGCAAAGTCGAGGTTTACGCTAGTTCCACCACCCAAGTATAAATTTTGTATACCGGCACGACCATTAGAAGTCCATCCAGTTCCTAATCCGATGTAATTACCCCCAGGAAGTCTGAGATAACTTGCCACATCTCCGCCACCAGAACCAACCAAAAATGTATACGGCGGGATAAGTATATTGCCGGTTTCAGCATCACACCGACCCGAAATATGAATGATCCAAATGTTTGTTGAGGAAGGAGAAGATACTTGGGTTAACGCATACCCAACTGTATGAAATGGATTGTTAAGAGTTCCAGCACCAACAACGTCGTTACCTGTACGAGCAACATACAAATCATTGGTTGTTGTCAAAGCATTTTGTTTGCTATTAAACGTATTCCAATCAGCAGCCGAAAGATATCCATTTTGAGAAGTAGTAGCTTGCTGAATTGTAATGTTGGGAGTCGCACCACCAGAGCTAAACAATGGCGAGGTAGCGGTTACTGCGGTAACATCTGAGGCACCTATGGCATTGATTTGACCTTGTAGTTTTTCAAAAGCACCTAATATAGAATCAGTTGCTGCAAGAGGAGTATTTGATCCAACGGTATATCCAGTTAACAATTTTCCGGTAACTACGGTAGAAGCTATTAGGGTAGCTCCTTGTGTTCCCGTGACATCTCCAGCCAAAGAACCAGTGAAAGAGGCAGCGCTTCCACTGACATTACCAGTTACGTTACCGATTATGGAAGCGGTGATGACGTTTGCGCTGAAATTACCAGAACTATCCCTTGTAACTAAAGTGCTAGGTGTGGCAACACTAGTAGCATTTAAAACACTACCTGTAGCACTAGCAATATTGGCAGCAGATGCGCCACCAACGGAGTTAACCGTCGCTACGGCAGACCCAGGACCTATTGCAGAAACATCTCCGGTTAATTGAGAAATAGCTGTTGTTGTGCCGAATGCGTAGGTAGTACCAGAACTATCCTGCAAATAAATGGTCGTTCCCAAGATATACATCTCGAAAAAACCAGTAGGAGGAGGTGAAGGTGTAGCACTAAATGCTGCTAGTGTTAAAATTGAACCTGTTGCCATAAAATTTCCTTATATAAGAATAAGTTCTCCACCTGGGTAAATTATTATATTTCCACCGGGTTCGATGGTAAGCGCTGGTGCTATCCAAGATTCTGTCGCATTTACAGTTACAGTTCCAAAAATATTGCGATTAGTTATGAATCCTTGAGATTCGATTGCACCGCTATCCTGAATAGTCGCTAGACTATTCTCAATAGTCGTGCCGGTAGTGTCAGCCCATCTAGCGATAGCTGTAATGGTTGTTGGAGGCACTCCTGTTACGTTGCCAGTTCCACCGCCAGATGTACCAGCTATGTCTAAAGTGCCTGTAAATATATTAAATTTATAGCCCATTATACTCTCGCCACATTAAGTATGAAGTTTTTTGTAGAATCTGTGTAATTTACAGTAACGGTTTGCTGAACTGTGCCTGTAATGCCGCCAAGCCTACTTTGATATACTTCTTGGGTTGCACTAGGATAGGTTGCTGTTATTGAATCGTAGGGGTCCGTAAACAGACCTACCGTTTTGATTGAACCGTCGGAATTTACATCTAGTAAATTTCCGCTGGGCGAACCCTTGATCTCTACTTCTCCAATCGAGATAGTACCATCAAAACTGACGGGTAAGGGGTTATCAGGACCATATAGATTTCCGTAAGGATCGACTGGTATAACCCTATCCGCAACTGTTGGGTCCATCTCATAGATAGCTTTATAGTGATCTACATCAGGTATATTTACTTTGTTTTGTTCTTGCGCAGATACATTGGCAGCTAAAGCCACGGTATAAGCACTTATATTAGTGAAATTATTAGCTTTTATGGCCCCATTAGGACCAACTATGAATTGAGTGGTTGAAAGAACTCGTTTTACTTGTAAACTTAGAGGAGGAAGTGTGTTAGCGTTAAGGACAACTTCTTGTTTAACCTTGATGCCGAGTGTGTCAGCTATGGTTATAACGCCAAACGCTGTTCCATCGGCAGTAAATGCCTGTGGTGGTACAGCCGCAATTGTGCGCTCAAAAGCCATTTTATCCCTAACCTGCCATTACTGGCCCATTCATCCCTAGCCCTTGCTAGCGATATACTCATTTAAGATTGCTTGATACTTAGAACTAAGGACAACCGCCCGGATAGGGATTGGGTTGTTGCCATGAAATGATCAATTGGCAAGGCTGTTTACAGTTACAAAAATTTCGTTCATACAGGAATGGTATATACCAATCGTAGGGGAAAAATGGGCCAAATTGCCATCCGCCGACGTAATCAAAACCAGAAAATTCATGGGTTTGAGGTGGTACAAATACGTTGTAACCTAAGTTTCTGAAGTAATTCACCATATCACTTATAGATACATGTTTGGTAACAGTCAAACTGACTGAAAATTTGCCTTGCACATTCATCAGATTAGTAATAATGGTATTAGCATCAGCAATCCAAGCCGCATTGGCAGCATTTACAATAGCAGTCATCGTAGCCAATGAAGCTGCGCTGGCCTGAGAAGCAAGTGGTGTAGAAGACATATTACCTTTCAAAAACTAAAAAGGCTACCTAGGTCGCATAGCGCCCTGGCAGCCTTTAATCTATAGCGCTATAAAAGCTCAAAACTATGGTAAGTTTGCGGCACCTGGATCGTTTTGATCGCCGGATTCGTCGCTCAACACTAGTCCAGTATAGTTAACAGTGATTCGGCTTGTAGCGCGAGCATTGTAACTTCCGCTATGGCCGGTAACAACACAACCAATGGCGGTAAGGATGTTAAGGCCAGTTTGACGATCTACAACCGAAATCGTAGTACCTTCCAAAGCCAAAAGATCTTGAATCTTAGGAACGGCCGGCAAAACGTGAGGGCCGTTATTGACTACGCGAAATCCAGAGCAATTCAACGTAACAGCTTCGTAGCTAGTGATAGCGATTTCAGCAGTATTGTATAGCCCAAGAATGTGGATCGGCTCGGTGCCAAAACTAACGGTGTATGAACATGTTTCATAAACTCCGCAAAGAGCGTTGTTTACGTAAATGAGCGCCCGTGCACCAGTCATCACTTTTTGTGATGTATTTGGTGCTGGAGGCGTTCCTTGGCTTGTATTAATTGCCATAAATTATAATCTCCTTTAAATTCCTAAATTATTATCCAGCCGACGATTGGACTTCTGAAATATTGATACTGATTGGCACGAAGTAGATTGCCGTAGCAAGCTTGATTTCGACCGCAACATCCATCTCAGGTCCTTGAATGCTAACCGATTGGTTTTTGTAACCAAGGGGAGCATCACTGCTGGCAGCGATAAGTTTAAGTTTCTTGTAACCATCCATTTTTTGAGCCAAGAAGCTCAATGCGGTAGCAGCATTCACATCTGCCAAACTTTGGCCGACGAACGCGCTTTGGAAGCTAGCAGCAAGATCGAGAGCTAAGATGTCAGAGCAATAAACAGCTTGAATACTGTTATATACGAAGTTGGTATCAAAGCCGTAAGTTGTTTGATCGCTAACCCAGCGACTACCAGCGGTATCTTGGGTAAGAATCAACAAACCTGCGTCGAGAGCATCTTCAACATCGCCAGGGCTACCGGAATCGAAACCACTAGGATCTACGAAGCTAATAACGTTAGCATACTTGTTGGTTATAGACTTGTAGAATCCACCAGTTTGCATACCAGCAGCTACACAAGCAGCATACCAAGGCAAGAACGTGGTGATAACACCAAGTGAATTGACTTGAGTAGATTTTTGCATAGTCATGGAGCAACGGTAATTTGCAAGACTTTGGGCTTCTTGTTTTGCGTTTACATAAGTATCTTGCAGAGAAAGAATACAAATTCTATTTTTCTTCAATTTTGGTGTGCTGTATTGAATGCAATGATTCTTTGTAGCAGCGTTGATCGCATCAATCGTGTACGTAGAACCAGGGTCAGTTGTTCCTGCAGCAATATCTAGTGTGGCATCTTCTGAAAACAACGGAACTACGATATTTACGTTGATACCGGCAAGTTGGTTGATAACGTTGATAATATCAGCAGCCGAAGTAGCACCGCGTAAACCACCAGCCAAAAAGACGGGGGTTGACATAGCACTGGGTAATCCTGCATTTGCTTCTGGTGTGAAAGCGAGAGCGGTAGAAGTTGCAAGGACTGCATTAAAATTAGCGGCACCGTCTTTAATACGACCTGGCTTATCACCAGCAGTCGTAGTAGCAATTCCAACAGCGGAAACTTGATCAAGAGCGCTAGGAGCAACTTGTTGAACAGCAGCAGCAGCTGAAGCAGAATATCCAGGTTGGCTATTGATATAAGCAGCTAAATTAGCAATAGTTGTGTATTGTGAGAGAGGAATGCTTAGATTTGCGCCTGAGCCACCAGCAACAGTGGTCGACAACGTCGTTGCGTTAACAGTAACGGTTGCCGTCGTTCCGAGATATCCCAAAGAAAGAGCGATATCTTCACTAACGTTTAGCGTTTCACTCAAACCACTAGAAGCGTTATTGATTTGAACTTCAATTGCAGGTTCTTGAGAAGAAACAGTAAGAGCAGCAACTAGACCTAGTGCGGCCAAATCGCCGGGAGTAGAATCGATCAATTCAAAAGACTTGCCCCAACCCTTACGGTTAGCTGCAGCGTCTGCCATAACTGTAAGAGTAATAGTAGCAGGAGCAGAGGAGCTACCAGAGGCAGTAATTCCTGAAGGTAGACCAGTCAAAGCTGCAGCAACTTGAGCGCCGGTTGTATAGGTACCAGCAGGTAAGGTTACAACCACGGAAGCTCCGCCATTCAAACGAATGTTAAAGCTAGTTCCACCCGGATCTAATGCCGCTAGAGAAGGGATTGTCCCACCGGTAACCGTCGGAGCGACTTCAGCTGCCGTATTAGTGATTTGGTAGGTATAAGCATTACCAGGAAGACCCCAGTTTTGGTCTGCTAAAGTTCCATAGTTCGTGTCTACGATAGCAGAGGCCTTGGTTCCTTCGTTTGTTTTTACAATATAGATCAAATTTGCAGATCCAGTGATATCGGCATCATTTGATGGAGCCGCAAAAGCGGAGAAAGCGTCAACGATTTGACCGCTAATGTACGTTTGTTTTACTTTTGCAAGCTGATCAGGGGTGAACGTGTTATTTTTTAGAGCTACATTTTGGTAGCTATTGCCGCCATCAGCCTCTCCAAAAATAACTACGATACCGGATTGTCCTAGGGCCACAGGATTACTTTGAACAGTAATATTGGGGTATGCTCCTGGGATGTTGGTATTGATAAAGCTTGTAACCAATCTTTGAGCCATTTTATTTCTCCTTAATTCTTAATCTTCTTCAATCCGAAATGTTTCAAACCATCTTCGAATTGTTCAGGTTCATCTAATTTAGAGGCCTTTAGATGAAGCCACAAAATGCCCTCTAAATCCTTTTTCTTACCATATTTAGCTTTTTCCACAGCCCAAAAAAGTCTAAACGATTCTCTTTTTTGTTGCTCAGATAGAGCCTTCTTTTCAGGCTTATGCAAAGAAGCTCGATACAAACGTGCTTCTTCAGAAGTCATAACTTGAGCCGTAGCTACTTGCTGTAATTTCTTAGCCATCTGAAGGTTCCTTTTTCATGCTGCGTTTATGTGCCATACGACCCATAAAATGTGCTAGCTTGATATGTCCGCGATGTTCTGGCTCCTTTTCAGGAGCCTTTTCTTCGTGAGCAGCTTCTTCTTTCATTTCAGGAGAAGCGTGACCTTCATGTTTTTCTTCTTCTTGATGTTCAGCAGGAGCGTTTTCTTTCATGTGCTGGGCAACCAATGCTTCGACCTTTTCGCCGAGTGTCGCATCTTCTTTGGCATCAGGATTCTTTTCTTCATGTTCAGGCATTTCTTCATTCTTGCCCATTTTCTTGCCAGCAGCAGCGGCATGTTGGAATGCAGCTTTTCCGTATTTTTTGCGACCTGCGGCGGCAGCAACGGCTGCAGGATCGCTTGCGCCACTTTCCTTAGCAGATTCTTCGACGGCCTTGAAGCCTTCGTATTTTTTCTTCATTTCTTCAGTTTTAGCAAAGCGACTAGCTAGTTCTTTTTTGTAATCTTTTTTGTGAGCTGTACTTTCTTTTTCAGTCAATTCACGGCCAACTTGGCTATCTAGACGGCCACCAAGATCTTCTCTTTCGATCTGTTTAGGATCATCTTGAGGAGCTTTTTGAGGAGCCAAACGGGGATCAGAAACTTTAGCTTTTCCAGCCTTAACTTCAAATGCATCCCAGTCCCGTTCTTGGGGCTTTTCAGCCTTTCCTTCTTCGGAAAGCTTATAGCCAATTTTCTTAGAATTTTCAGTAGCATACTTCTTAAGCGATTCAGATTTAGTCAACATCTCGCCAACCTTTTTAAGGACGGTCAATGCGACTTCTTTAGCGGTATACTTCTTGTCTTGATTCATACTTAAACCTCTTAAATACTCTATGTCTAAGATTGGCGCTTGGCCTTAGTCTTTAATAAGAAATTCTTTAGTTTTCGAACACTTGAGTGTTTTTTACTACTGGAATCTTCGTTTTTGAAAAATAAACTTGGTTTTCCAAACGGATCTGCAGGCTTTTTGGCCTTTGGGGTCTTTGCAGCATTTCCGCCAGTTCCAGCCTTCATAGGATTGGAGCCACCTTTACCGATAACGCCACCACCGATTGTTTCGGTAGTTTTACCAGCAGCACCAGGATTCATGTTCCCAATATTCATGCTAATTCCGCCACCAATACCGCCGCCCATGCCGAACTTTTTAAGTTCAACCTTAGCTAACTCTGCGTTTTTACTATCTTGTTCGGTTTTACCCATTTTGTGAAAAATGTAATTCGCGAGCTTCCAATAGCCTTCAGAACCTTTTTCAGTTTCTTTTCCAGCCGCTTCCTTGGCCTTTGACCATCGAGATTCGTCGGCTTTAGTCTTCACAAATGCTGGCATAATATAAAGATTGGAAGACCTTAGTCTTCATCCGCCTCTTCTTCGGTGTCTGTGTACCAGTTTGTGGCAGTTTTATCAATAACGGGAGGGTCTGTGTTGGAAATGATGCTGATTCCACCCTCAAAGCCACCAGGGATCTTTTTCTTAAGAACTGCTGTTTCAATGATACGATGAGGGGCTTTAATCCAGCTGGGTTGCGTTTGACCTGTCAGGGTGATTACCCTGCTCCATGCCATTTCACCACCAGCGCCGGTAAAGGCTGCATTTTCTAGAAGATCGGAACTACTAAACTTGCTTTCTGCAAAGCCATTAGCTTCTAAAAGACTTTCTCTATAACGACCCATAATGTAAACAACAATAGAATGTAGCCACAAAAGGGTTTGCACATCTCCATGTACGTGGCAGCCAATGGAGTATGTTTCTTGAAAGAACGTATGCTCTCTCTTGGCTACATAAAAAGGATATTTAGGCAATATTGCCAATTTTGTTGCATTCAGCTCCAAATTAGGCAAAATGGTTACACCATTAGGTACAATCGATTGGATAACGTAACCTTCACCGTTAGCAGGATTAACTAGCACCATACCCGGCTGTACAGCATCTAAATTAGGAGTTGCTGGATCAATATCGACCTCTCCAGTAGATTGATCGTAGGCCGTAGGGACAAAAGGTTTAACTATGTAGGGAATTGGTTTGCCAATTGTATTGGGCATCAATGTGACAGTTTCTTCGGCTGTCGAATCACCCATGGTCTTCATTTCTTCTTTTTCAGAAATATTACCAAGAGAAATTGTTATGCACGGAAATCGATCCTTATCGTTTCGATCGCGCATGTATACGTCTATCTGATTATTTAAGAACCATTCACGAGCGGCATCTATTTGTGCCTGTCCATATTTTTCTCTTAGATAAGGATTTCTCACACAATCAGAAAGCACATCATCGATCAACCAGGCGTTCTTGCGCATATCTTCAAGGCCTGCTTCAAGCATAAACTTTATTGTAAGATCGCTTTGAAAAATTCCCATAAATATCTTATATCACTATTTGTATTTGCTCAGAATTTCAGGTAAAATTGATTGTTCCCATTCATTTTGAGCCCATTCTGCTGCTCTATCAAGGAAGTGCTTAGGTGTTAATCCCGGATGTATAAATTTGCCTGAACTGGCAGGACCGCCAGAAACTGTCCTAAAGGTCATTATATCGCGCCTAATGTTTCCAGTTTTAGTAACAGTTTGATATATGCTTACACCCTTCAATCCAGGTGTATTTCCTTTACCTGGAATAGGACCACCTAGATCTAAACTGTGTAATTTACCTACTTTAGGACTACCGTCAGCATTTTTTTCAATTTTCTTAAAAGGCACTTTATGCTGTTTTAATTTTTCTTTTAAAATACTAACCAGATGCTGAGAAGCCGGTGTCATTTGACTAGGGCCTTTGGAATGCTCAAATGGTATCACTCGGTATCTATGTCCATCCTTAGAAGTCTTCGTGGCATTTTTCAATAGCCCAGGCTTCATGTCCATGTTAGCTTCAATACCATCTTCTATGAAGAGAGCTTCTTCATCAATGCTAACAACCCATACTCCACTTGAAATTTCTTCAAATCCTAAGTTATCACTAAATATTTTGTTGGTAGACTTCAACTCAGAAGCTGCCAATTCTGCAACTTTGGCGTGAGTTATGGCAGCTAGATTGGCCACACCTTTCTCTAAATCTTCCTTAGCTTCTTGCATAAAATCTTTAAAATGCGAAGCTAGAGCAGATACATCAATATTTATCTTAAGACCACTCATTGTGATTCAGGACTGCCAGGCTTAACAGGTATGCCTTTAGGACTGGCTACGCGTCCTTCCTTCATATTAATGAAACGAACATTGCCCGTTTGAGGATCGATAACCTTTTTTTGACCTTTAGCGTTAACACCACCAGGAGGTATAGGGTCTTTAGCTATGTGGGGAGTCGTATGCTTGGTGGGTAACTTACCTAGGGGCGTTCCTATCGCCCCATCGCTTTTGGGCTTTTATCGCCCTCCGAAGGTGCAGCTGGCTTTTTCTTTGCAGGATTTGGATCAGATGAATCATCATCAGATTTTGGAGAATTTTGTGAAGCGGCTGGATTGCTAGAAGCAGCTTGATCTTCCATCGCTACACAATGTGGGCAATCTTCCTCTGGATCTTGACAGTAAGGGCAATCATCTTCATCGTGTTCTTTTTCAGGAGCCTGACAATAAGGACAGCTATCTGAATCATGCTCTGCATCTTGCTGTTCATCATTTTCAACAGTAGGGCTACCATAAGCAGAGGCTTGTTCTTCTTGATCAGTTTGATCCGCGTATTCGTTGGGCATTGTTTCTGCCTCAGAAGGATCAGAGGATATCTCTTTATTTTGATCTTCAGTAGGATCTTCTTCGTTTTCTTGTTGACCCAAACCAAGCATCTTGGTCATTTCGATCATTGCCTTAAGCATTGAAAGGCACGAATTATACAACTCTGGCGCCTTGTCTTTGGCACGTTCTAATATATGTTTGTTTGACTTGAACCCAGCAAGAGCTGCAGATACCATATTGATAACTTTATCTCTTTGCATGTTATCGGCATGACTATCAAGCCCATCTTTTAAAACCGAGCTTAAATCAGGTGACTCTTCAGGAACTTCATCTTCGGAAAGACCCATATCGCCTGGTTTGTTTTGATCTTTAAATCCGTCAGGTCGGCTAGTATTGCCTTCAGTTTCATCACCAATAGCCATATCTTCGTCATCAACATGACTCAGCTGATCTTTAACAGTTTGCCCTGGTTTTTCGTCCCCTTCAATTGCCTGAGCAATTGATCTCATAGCAGCTTCGGAGTGCTTATCTTCAGCAACCTGATCATTGGATTCAATCTTCCTATCTTGAGCATTTTCCTTCTCATCAGGGTCAGGGTGATTGTTCTTACTACGAGTTTCCATAATATCATTCACTTCTTGTTTTGGCTCTTTTTTGGGATCTGGTTTTCCAATTTGGGGAGGCATCAAACCAGCTTTTGCGTAATCTTCTAATTGTTCTTCGGGAGGCTTCGCTTCGCCATTTTCAGGTTTAAGATAAGCTTCAGCAAGCTTTCTTTCTTCATCAGAAGCGGTACCATTGGTAACATTTTCTTGAGCTTGATCTACTTCTTTTTCAACATTGCCATCATAAATGACAATCATATTTTTACCACGAAATTTGCCAACCATGAGCGCTTTACCAGCTTCGGATAGACTAGCACCAACACCTACAGTCATTGTTAAATTGGTAGCGAATTGATAATCGTTGCGTAGTTGCTCAAGCTCTTCTAAGGCTTCTTGCGGGGCAGAGAATAGCCCCTGGTCACCACCAGAAGAATAGGATACACCGCCCCATTTGTTTGCCCATTCGGCCACAATTTCGTTTCCAAGCTCAATGCGCTCGGAATCTTGTTTAAGCTGCTCAGGATCATCAGCAAGTATAGCTCTACCTATTTTTCTACCGGCATTATCTGCATCATAAGCAATGTATAGTAAATTATTTAATTCCATATTAGATTTTCAATCTATGGGGTAATAATTTATTTGATTTTTCAATATTTTCTTTTGCTGGAATAGTTTCTAAATTCCAAGGCACATTTAAACCAGAAACATTTTCACCACGAATAGGGACGATGTGATCCACGTGATACGGGATTCCAAACATTTTAGTTCTAAGCGATGCCATCATATAATAAAATTCTATGACTTGTTTTTGTTCCTTAGTTAGCCATGGCGGAGTAGCTTGCTTAATTCTTAATTTTCCATAAGCATGGTCTGCATTGACCTTGCCTATATTTGCTTCTTTCCATTTTTTTCTGGAAATTTTTACTTTTTCTTTATTTTCTTCAGCCCAGCGTTTTTTAGTCGCATTGTTTTGTTTTAAACCCTTAAGATTGCTCTTTTTTCTGTTTTCCAACCAACATAATCGACAAGGATTTAACAATTTACCAGTTTTTTTAGAAATTCTAAAACTGTCAGTGGGCATAGGTATTTCACAAATTTTACAAATTTTTAAATTATCCATGTCTCCTCCTAAGTATTTCTAAAAGCATCGCCATATTATCAACATCCCAATTTTTACCAAATCTGATTTTTACGCCAGTTTCTGTCTTCTTTAGGTATACTTTACCACAATCTCCATAGCAAATACAACTACTAAACACATTTCCATCAAATATGTTTTTACCACAATCAGGGCAATCAACTTGTTCACCCTTGATCATTTCGATCTTGAATTCGTTCTTTTTTAGCTTTTTTTCTCTTTTTTCAAAAAATTCTTTAAGCTGTTTTGAACCCTTATCTTTTTTGGGTTCTAAAAATGTAGGTTCTTTATCGGTAGCTATTGATTCAGCCACTTTTAGACCATTAGTCATTCCGCGATGATACTCGCTAGGGTCAGGAGTAGTTTGTTCATTAATCTTTGTTATTTCAACTATTTTATCTAGTTTTTTCTCTTGATGTGCCATTGCTTCAGTAAGCTTCATCATAAGAAGCTTTTCGATTGCATCTTTTTCCATTAGCTTCTTATCAATAACTTTTCCAACAAGATCGTGCATAGCCATACGCTCATCGATAAGTTTGTGTATTTTATCCGCTACATCCGGCTCTACCGCAGGCGTATTTATGAGATTGGCTTGATCATAAAGTTCAAAAGCACTCATGATAACTAGGCCAATACCAGGAATTGAGCGAAATTTGAAATCTACAACTTTTTTATTTTCTTGTTCAATGTCACCAGAAAAGACATCTCGTTCGTGCTTTGTAACGCGCATCATTGCGTTACCCGGAAGCATGAGCTGCACTTCTTTAGTTTCGCCAATATTCATTGGGGCCAATTCTTTGATTAGCATGCTTAGAATAGTACGAGGAACAATTTGAAGAGCAGTTCGTATTTCTTCATGATCTATGGTCGAGCGAGTACCCGGTTTCCATAGCTCTACTTTAGCCAAGGATTCCATAAAATCCTTACCCAAGGTCTTATTTAAAAAGAAATCTGCATTAGAAGCCATTATAAGCCCCTACTATAGAACTACTTGATTTCCAAGTGCGGGACGTATGTATGTGTTATCGTCAACTAGAAAAACCAACAAAGTTGCAGCGCTTGCGATGACCCATTGTTGAACACTACATGCAATGTAAGTCCAAGCATTGGGAGCACATGGAATACCAACGTGTCCAACTGAATCTGTTACACCTACTGCTAAGGATAAGTTAGTTGAAGCACTTTCGCCTAAAGTGATTGATCCAACCGTGCCAGCATTGTTATAGACTGCCAAACAACAGCCCTGATTGGGAAGTGCGATTGAGGTTGTGGCGTTAGTGGTAAAGGTAGTTCCAGTAGCATTCAAGGGCAAAAGATGTCGACCAACTTCTGAGACTTTTTGGGACCCAGCAGCCGAACTATACTGCATGAGTTGGATAGAACTCGGATCAACTGCATTATTACCTTGCAATTGTCTGTTATTTTGAATACCTGATGGCATATTAACTCCTTAACTTTCTTAGGACTATCTTAAAGATTACCTTCCAAAGGCATCTTATCGGATTTAATGAGGTTTTCTTTAGCCCAGAGAGGCTGTAAATTAGTGTAATGACAGAGTTTTTCAAGCTCTTCCTGTGTTTTAGCCGATGCTAAAGGGATAATATGATCGATGTGCCAACCATAAAAGCCATAGTTGTCCCAGTTCATATCACATTTGAATAATGACTCTAAATGTTTTTTAGCTTCTTCAAAAGAACATCCAAGCAATTCCAATGTTCTTTTGTGTATTTTTCCCCTAAAAATTTCTGAAGTATTTCTACGTAAACTACTCTTTAATTTAAAAAGAGGATCATTTTTGCGTCGTTTTCTTGCATAAGAAGCTTGATAAGCATTAAATTTTTGTATATTTTCTTTTCTATGTAATTGAAGTTCTTCCACATGTTCAGATTGATACTTTTTTGTTCTTTTTATCTGATCTTCTCTGTGATTTATATAAAACTGTCTAGATATTTCATTTCTACATATTTTGCAATAGGAGTCTCTTTTGTCCTTTTTTGCTGTTTGCAGAGAAAAAAATGACAAATCTTTAAATTCTAGACATTTTACGCAGGACTTACTCATCTACATCCTCATAATCGGTCATGTCTACATTTATTGTAGGGTTAGCAGGATTTATCGATTCTACAGGCCCTTTGTCAACCCTTTTTGGTGTTTTTGATTTGAGTTGATTGTTGACATCTCCACGATTCATATTGTGAAAAATATACTCCCGCACAATTACACAATAATAGGGCATTCTAGCAGGCGCTCTAACGCCACCCTCAGTTACATTTGTAATGCGAACTTCTTTTGGAATGGCTGTAACGTACCAATAAGCTTTGTAAAGATAACGTATTGTATATATACGACCCTTTCCTGTATCAGGATCAATTCCGGGATTTTTACCACCAGATATCCAACGAATATTTCCATCACTGGTTAATGCAAAGTCAACTCCTTGAATATACTCAGTATTTCTACTATCTACGATCGGAGCTTCCAGTTGACAAATAGGAAACATGGGGACATTGTCAACGCCGTCTTCATAGTCCATCTTATGGTAGTTTGACACCTTAACATCCGCATCAGGATCAGAAATGTATACGCGATCGCCAGGGGCAAGATAGATTCTCGGCCCATCAGCTTGACCTGTCAGGTTATAGAATCTTGGTAAAACTAGCCGGCTTTCGGAAGGATCTAGAAGACCTCCGTCTGATCTGCCACCCTTACGTGTGTTATCTGTTATAGTACCTGTGAATTTTCCAGCACAAGTGTAAATCATGCCATTTGAGGTTATTGTATCAACACCATCGCTTCTGCGATAGTCTCCTCGATCTTTTTGACCTATAGGACTGGGCATAGCTCGCCAGTGAGTAAAGTCAACACCCAAGCTAGTTACAAATACATCCTGACGCTGTAGGTCAAATGATTCCTGCACTAATGGGGCAAACGGAGTGATTGCATCAACTTGTTCGCCATTTGGGATTCGTTTAGACATCGCTTATTTCCTGTCTATGCACATAGTGACCATCTCTTCAAGTTTACGATCTGCTTCGTAATGAGAGAGAGCCATTAATTTCATTAATTTATTCAAAGTAATATCTTGTGATATCTTTTGAACTTTTTTCTTCAATTTAGCACCAGTAATATGATTATTGTGTCTAACGGTTATACTTGGATACTCTTCCAGGCCTTCTTTGGTCATGCGTTCTATTTCTTTTACGAACTTAATGACGGAAGCATCGCGTGGCTTATAATCTACGATAACCTCATGTGCGCCGTCCATCTGCATCTCTAATGGCTGATCCACATCATACGTAATCACTGCGCTTTCTTTTTTGAACTTGACGCACATATTACTTGCGATCCACTTTTATTGTAGCAGCACCCGAAGAAAGGGCCTTCTCAGTGGCAGCACCAGCTAGGGCTCTTGAAAATTCTTTTGACGTATTTAAACTTTGAATTCTAAGAGCATTCTTTTCAATAATACCCTTTACTGACGATACATTGATGTTATTTTTAGTAACATGAAATTCTACATTATCGCCTTTTTGAATAGAGTAAACATCATGCCCCGATTTTCTTAGATCTTCTGAAAGATAATGAGAGTGTTTTTCAACAACAGTGTTATCGGATAAAAGTTCGCTTTTCATCATTGCTGGTTGGAAATCAGGATGTTGTTTTTCAACATTGAATCTCACTATTGCAGGGTGACTACCGGCCGATAAGGCTTCTTCCTTAAATTTACCCTTGGGTTTACCAACACAGATCCAGAAACCACCTTTGGTTCGGATCATTTTTACAGGAGAACCATCCAGCATTCCTGCTTCTTCTATCGAATCTATTTCGTTAGGTGTTATTTGCATATTATTTTTCCTTTGACCAATCATTTAATATCTTTTGCGTATAGGGATGAGAATCAATATCTTTTTTTTCTTTCAATGCCCTATTTGTACCGGTTATACCTTGATTCCAGCCGTACCCTATTTTCTTTGGGTCTTGACCGAAATGATGCTCTAGTCTTTTAATGTGTTGTTCTGCAACTTGATCCTCTAAGCCTGGATTATCTTGCATATAATGCTGTAAGTCTTGGCCTTGTAACTTGGTCGCTTTACCATACTTAGCCTTTAGTTTAGGGCTCATGTTAATGGTTTCGTGAATAGTGTCCGGCATCAATGCCCATTTGCCGTAAGCTGTGCCATGCGCTGTAGGCTTGTGATTCATGTTTTTTCCGTTATTGCTTTCAACAGAAGCAATAGTACGTAACATTTTTTGAGTAGAATAAGCGCTAGGAGTCGGATTCATTTTAGGAGCTTGAGGTGCTGGAGTATTAGCGGGATTGGAGAGTAAGCCTGCTGTGCCCAACGCCACGGAAGCAAGTTTATTTTTAAAACCTTTTTCAAGATCTTCTGATTTTCCGAGGCGGCATATTGTGTTGCCAGGACCTGCTTCAATCAGAAGAGGACCAAACTTAACATCTTCAGGTTTTAGACCATTTTTTTCGATATCATCATAAATAGATTTGTTGATAGTGATATGGGCTAAGAATTTCTTGTATACGGTCCCAACATCTTTAAAATGATCATAGAGTTTTTTATATTTATCATCGAGTCCTTCGATAATTAGCATATGATATTCTTGACCATTTCGCTCAGATTTTAAGATGGTAGTTTTGAAATGTAAATCTTTTACCGGAGGAGGAGCGATATTGTAGTCTTTTACTATTTTCTTTATTTCTTCAAGATCGAATTCTTTTCGATCTTTGAAAATTTTAAGAGACATGTGAAGATAAATGCCATCCGTTAACTTATCTTCGCCTTTAATTTTAACTCGAAAAAGAACGTCAAAGCCTTTACTTGCCTCTTCTTTGTAACACTGTGGGATTTTGTCCCCAGCCTTTAGGCTTTCTTTTGGACTTTCTTTTTCAGATTTCTTAAATTCCTTGTAATCTTCCATTCCAGACTCAGACTTATCAAAATCAAAGTTATGAGTAAAATGGTCCCTACCCCCAGGCAAAGTAGTAAACATATCTTTAGGTTTCTCTTTATGCCAGACAGTACCTTCGCCATGAACTTTTTTACCTGCATCGTTGCCGTGATGAAATCTCATCTCGTGTTTTTTACCAGTAGAATAAATGGAGCTATCTTGACCTAGCTTTGATGCTACACCATGTAATTTTTCTGCATGTTCCGGTGAAACTCCATACACTGCTATACTTTTTTCAGGAGCACCATAATGACCATTTACAGAATGAGCATCGTGACCTGCTCCCCTTAAATGACCAAGAACTTGGTTGTGATCCATCTTAAGTTCATTCTTTTCAGGATGCTTAGGATTTTCAGCTGAGAATAAGAAATGAGGCCCTTGGATCTTTTCCTTATGATCCTTTAGCGCTGATTTGATTCCCTTAGCCATTCCCATAATATAACACTTTTTAGATGTTGGAGATAAAATACTTCGAACCGAAAATTCCTTTTAATTTCCTAACCAATTCATCTCTTTTGAGCATAAGCTCTTGAATACGCAATTGAAATACTAATGGGCCAGGGCCGCTCGAACTTTGTGCAATTCCATCTTGACTTAATGACTGAGAAGTGAAAAAGAAAGTAGCAGCAATTTCACTTAAAATATCAATAGCAGCAACGGAACCGATCAATTCATTAACAGGGATAGGATATTTACCTTCTACGCTTGTCAATCCAGCAGTATATTTGATACCCCAGTAAGCAGGAACAGAACTTCCAGGCCCCAGTGTAGATAAAAATGCGATACCGCCAGCGGCAAATTGACCAGGCGTAGATGGGCCAACCGGACTCCCAGCCACTTGATTTGTACCAAAGGCTGCGAGTAAAGGAATTACGTTAATTAAACCTTTTGAAAAGTTTGCAGCTTCTATCCATTGAGAAGGAACCGTGAATATATTTTGATTATCTGAACTAACAATGGCTAGTTCTTCTAAACTAACGATTGGACCATGTTCTGTGTGAATGTGAATAAATGCTTTGTAAAGATTATAGTCAAACGGCGCTTTTTCATTGAAAGCTTCTCGTGTGATATTTCTACCCAACAGTAATTCAGCTGTATTTATGGCAAGATTTATTCGATCTTTGAGTTCGTCTGCGGTAAAAACATCACCATTTCTGAACATCAATGGAATACCTTTTAGAAACCTTGACACCAATTGTTCGGGTGTTAAGAGAGGTTCCGCTCTACGTAAAAGACCAGATGTTTCTAATGCATGAACGGGATATACCGTTCCGCCATTATAGGTCTTGGAATGTAAAAAATTAGCCATTAGCAGCATCCATCATTAGCTGGGAAAACTACGTTAAGTAAGTTCAAAACGCTGAATGTTCTGGTCTGATTACATTCAGTAACTGAAAACATCACGTTTCCGCCAGCAGGTTGTTGTGTGGAGGGCAAAGAAATTGACCATATAGAGCCATCAGCACTGTTTGCTAGGCTTGCATTAGCTGTAATGACTCTGCTACTATCTAAAGATGGAAACGTCACAGAGACAGCCACAGGCTGCGGAGCAGCATTACAGGCACCACAAGTAGTACCAGGAATGTATCGTAAGCCTACATTACCGCTTAACTGGCTATTTTGCCCAAGTATATTGTAAGGGGTACCAATCACAGCATATGGACCCTGGTCTAAGTCAACTATCTGAAAATACAAGGTCAAAGGGTCACCGGCATTAACTATCCATTGGTTAGCATAAGAAAAATTATTGATATTGGCATAGTTTACTATAGCCCGTGCTGAAAGTCGCATTGCTTTTTACTCCAAAAAGGTATAATCTATGGTTAAGATTGGCTCAAAAGTCTTGACATTAGATTTATATCATGTTTTAATAGATACTTAGAACGAAGTAGCTAATAATGTTTAACAATATCGAAAGGATTACCAAATGACAGAAAATGAAGCTAAGCAATTGACAGCCGCACTTGAAGTTGGTAGTTATAAAAACACAGAACAGCCCAAAACTGGTGGCGCCGCGCGTTCGGATGCCGGAAAGGCTCGCTTAGATCTACTTTCGCCAGTTGCCATGGAAGGAACTGCCCAAATCCTTGGATTTGGAGCTGTTAAGTATGCGGCCCATAATTGGCGCAAAGGAATGGCTTGGAGCAGATGCTTAGCTTCCCTAATGAGACATTTGTTGGCATTTATGGGAGGAGAAGACTACGATAAAGAATCAGGACTTCCTCACATTGATCACGTTGCTTGTAATGTAATGTTTTTACAACAATATTTTAGGACTAACAAAGATCTTGACGATCGATATAAAGAAGAAAATAAGTAATAAAAAAGGGTCCCAAACTGCTTTTTTAAGGCAATTTGGAACCCCAGAACTGCGAGAATGGCCATCCTCGCAATGCGAAATTAAAAACAAAAGAATCTGTTAGTCTAAAGACTAAAGATCTTTTAAATTAAAGTACAACGCTTGAAGCGGCAGCGTTAGCGGCTGATCGTAGAGCAATGTACAAATCGCCAACAACAGCAGCCGAAGGCTTAGTTCCTGCAGTAACGATTTTTTCAAACGCTGCATTACCGGCAGTAGCTGGAATGTGAACCAAAAGATCGCCGGCAAGTAGTGCTGCGAAATCGGTTGTAGCGCTAACGTGAGCAGCTACGATTGCGGCAGCTACGCCCCATGCCGAATTATTGATCGCGGCAATTAATTCATTACCGTCTTTAGCACTGGTTACAGCTTCGATAAGTCTTTTTGATAGTCCGAGTGACAACATGTTGGTTTCTCCTTAAAATTAACTGGGAATTCTTCCAGTTTATGTCCTAAGTAAAAGATTGCTTGCTTATGTGAGCCATCAACTTTTACCCTTTTAAGATTGGCTCAGATATGATATAACTATGATGCTTAGGCGGCGTGGAAAGCTGTGGTAATCCTCTGTAGAGGTAACTCCCTGGAGACACGTATGGGGTTCGAGGTCCAGAATGCACACACCTCGAAGTAAAATAATACAATAGTGCCATAATCAGAGTAGCGACTGATCCTAAGCATCTGTTTTATAAGGAATTTTAATGAAATTGGTTTTTATTTCTGATACGCATACCATGCATGACAAACTTGTCATTCCAGAATGCGACATATTATTTCATTGTGGTGATTGGACCTATAAAGGCCATAAACATGAAGTGGAAGCCTTTGCCAAATGGTTGGATGAGCAACCTGCTAAACATATCGTTATAACTCCTGGAAATCACGAAGTAACCTTCCAAAATGCCCTAAGTGGCTCAGACCATGATCCATCCAGTAAAACATGGATTACCGATCACTGCCCAAGAGCACACGTTTTAATACATGAGTCCATTGAAATCGAAGGTTTAAAGATCTTTGGAAGTCCGTGGACTCCTGCTTTTGGCTTTAGATGGGCCTGGAATGCTGGCAGAACACCAGTCGAATCAGCCCACATTTTTAAACCGTTTATAGGCGATCTTTGGCAGGATATACCTCTAGATACCCAAATACTAATAACTCACGGGCCAGGCCTAGGTACGCTTGATTGGGTGGCAGATTATAGTACCGGTAGAATCATAAACGTAGGATGCCACGAATTGACCAAAAAGATATACTATTTGAAAGATTTGCAGATCCACGCTTTTGGCCACCTTCATATGAAGGGCGGCAATATCATGGTTCAAGATGGTGTGAAATATATCAACGCTTCATCTTGCGATGACCAATACAAGCCCGTTCACAAACCCATTAAAATTGATATTTAGCGGAAGCATTCTAACATAACTAGACGATGGCTGTACGTCTGCTACCAACTGGTTTCTACGCGGTTTTACGCACCAGTCTCTCTTCCATACCTCGATTACATCATAAACGTGATATTTAGGCGGACTTCACAGGACGTGAACCTGATCCATCGCTCCAACGAGCGAGGTGCAACTGCCTTACACCATCAGTCCAAGAGTAGCAGCGCTTCCCAACTCTCACAACTAGGGTATGTGACAACCTGATGTCAGACAACACCGTTAAGTGCTGTAAGACTACATTAAGATTGCTAGTTTAGTTTGCCTAACACG